CGATTCGAGCACGGTGCGCTGATCGGCAGGCCAGCCAAGGTTTACGGCAAGCGCGCTGAACTGCTCACAAGCCGAGCTGTACGGGTCAATGTAAATCGTGGACGACGTGCTCGATGTCGTGGTGCTTGGTTCTATCAAAAATGGCGCTAAGGCGATAGTCCCAGACGGGCTACCAGACGCGTCAGGAGCCCCCACAGCGACCGTAAAGCCGAAAACCGTACAAAGCACTAGCCCAATGATTTTCTCTGCAAAATAGTTCATCGTTTCTCCAAAGGTATGGGCATGCCCCATGATGAGGATGCCATTCTGAATGCGATTTGTCCCATAAGGAATTTTCCCGAGTCGGGGTTGGTGAAGATTTGCACCAAGATTTCTTGACCGTTGTCCATCACTCCCGTATAGACGCTGTAGTCGAATATCTGGATGTCAGTCATTGCCTGTCCTTTTGTCGGTACTCCGACCCTAGAACATAGATCAAGCCTTGGGTGGGATTTCCCCGAACACCTTTAAGAATGCGGCTTTTACCCAGATCACCGAGTCGGCGGCCTGTGGTGTGATTTCAATGTGGAACCAGTCGCCACCTGGTGCGCCGTGGATTGTCGGCTTGTCATACTTCTGCCATGCGTATCGATCGCAACGCCATGCTCGACCCTGTGGTTCTGGGAAATAATCCAAAATACATTGCAGACCGAGTTCGTTTGCATTGGCAACAAGTTTGTCAATAAAGACCAGCGCTTCTTTGCGTCCTGCTTTTGGGTTCTTTTCGCTTTTGCGATACGACAGATCAACAGCTCTGCCAGTCGCATGCACCGACAAAGACCCTGGCTTACCGCGCATGTCACGTTGACCCCAAGACCCGTTATTCCACAGCGCGCCATTAGATGCAGCGATTGCTTGCTTTATCCATTCGTTCATGCCGGCACGTGGCGCTGGTGATGCACCGTCTGCGTTGCCGATGTAGTCGCGTGCGTTTGGAACGCCTGCTTTAGCTTTGGCTATTGCCACGACCAAATGCCAGGTCTTTAGGGTTCACATATCGGATGAAAACTGGCACAAGCGCGGCGAGCGCTGCTTTGCCTAGATCGGCTGGGTCTGTGTTGCCTGTTGAATACACCGCGATGACCGCTGCAATGACCGAGCGACCGTATGAGGCGAGTAGGGCTTTGTCTTTATCCTTCAACATCTTTGACTCCTTCTTTTGCTTTTGACTTTAGCCCGTTTGAGGCCACTAAGCCTGACAACGTGCCAGTCATAAATACGGTCAGGGTTGATAACAAGTCTATGAACGCGGCGTCATTGGGCGATTGATTCCCGATCGGCTGTGTGACAAACATAAGTGACCAGACAAATCCAAGCACGGTGATTGCAAACACGCTGGCAAGGATGATGCCAACTACCACGATTAGTCGAGCGTGAAGCTCTTCAGGCTTAAGGCGTGGTCTCATAAATCAAATCCCTTGTACACGTTCCAGATGGATTGCAGATCGGTGGTTCGCATTCTGGTTTAGTCCAGTTGGCTGGGTCTTGGCATGGGTAGCGATATGAGCCGTCATAACCGCAGCCAGCGCATCCCCACAAGACGACTGCGATTAGCGCTACGTAGCCGATGAGGTAACGCCAGCGCATTACGACAATGGGACGTAATCAACTTGACGTTGAATAAATGCTTCGTATTCTGCAGGTGTCATTTGACGTTCTTTGTTGTCAGTTTGTATAAACACTTCGTTGCGTGGATACATTGCTACGGCTTCTTCGTATGTCATTTTGTTGTCCTAACTGTTTACATATCCGTAAATGCGTATAGTTCCACCAGTAAGTGTGCCAGTTTCAGGAATTATCGTGAAGCCTGTGTAAGAAGTTGTGTCGTTCAGATATGACCCATTTATTCTTGTTCTACCGTTTGTGAGGTTCACAACCCATGTCGATTGAGCAAAAGTGTTTTTAGCAAGAAATGGGTTTCCCAAATCCATATTTAGATAAAGACCGTCTGCTGAACCTCTACCAAAGTTTATAAAATTTGCTCCGTTTGCTTGTCCGATATTGTCAGACACGCCAGCAAAAGTTATACCGATTGCGCCACCGTAATATCCAGTAGTCGTTGAACCCATTTGCACTTGCAAACTTCCGTTAGCACTACCAACACCGCCAGTTATCAAGATTTTGTAAGCGTCATAAGTTGCGCTAAACGCCCCTGTCACAGCCACAGAACTGACAGCAGTTCCAATGGTTTGTGTTTTTACAAGTTGAAGACCACCCGCCGCAAAGTTGGCATTGAGTGAGGCTGCTGTGAGAACTTCGCCTGCGGTGTATGTAGTGATCGGCATAGTGCTCCTATCCTAAAACATTCTCTGCATCGAGTGTGCCATATACGGCGTCATTCAATATTAACTCGTACACGATCGTAGTTGGCGCGGTTGAGTAAAGCACTCTGTGGCCTGTAGAGAAATCCAGATAATGCTCAATGCCTTCAACAGACAGCTCTTGCGCCAACTGGGTCGTGCCGGCACCGCTTGGGAATGTCTTTTGTACGGTGATGGTGTCGCCTATTTCTAGGGTTGCCAGGGTGTCTTTTTGGGCTGTGGTCAGCATTAGGAATGCGGTTTCTACGCTGGTGTACCTGGCTTCGGGTTCAGGGTTCAACAGGTAAGACGCGGCGGTGTCAATTTCTCCTTGGACGTGTAGCAGGCTGTTTGTGATGCTGTTGGTCTGAATGAAGTATGTGGCGATTGAGCCTGCGTCGGTGGCTGTTGCCGTCTTACCGTCCAGTCCTGTTATGACCACGCGGTTAACTACAGCGTCCGCCTCGAATGAGATGCCTACGCCGTTGTATTTGTATTCGGTGCCGTCATCATGGAAGTCGGCCACAGATGCAGACAGCGTGTTGCCGATGCGGTTTTGGAATGTGAGCACGCCATCACGGGACATGAACAGGCGACCAAACTCGGCGGTGTCGTTGATCTGGGCAATGTATTGCAGCACGTTTGTGCCAGCCTGCACGGTGTAGGAAGCGTCATGGCCGAGATTGACGGTGCCAGTTGAGATGTCGCGCGCTAAGGCTGGAAAGTCAACTTCTGGCAGGTCAAGCACAGTTTCTATGCGTTCGCCTGATGTCTCTGGGGTGACGTTTAATTCGTCTAGGAATGTTTGTGCGAGTAGGTAAAACTGGTCAGCGCAATACACGGTCACGGTGTCAAGACCGCCGAGCGCAAAGTTGTAGTCGTAGTTGACAACAAATCCCGAGTACAGCAACTCGGCAACATCGGTAGAGCTGTATCGAATTAACTTGACCTGGCGCATTGGTGCAAGACCAGGCTTAGATTCTGCTGTGTCGTAATACGGGCTGTTCTCGTCAAACGGGTTAAAAATGCCGTCCACGTCTTGAATGGTGAATGTCATCGTGCCGGCGCTAAACGTGTCGCCAATATCGCGTCTGCCGCGCTTGACGGTGATTGTTGTTGTTGAATCCATGACGCTTGCAAACTCGGTATTGCCGTCTAGCACATAAGTTGTGTTATCTAGAACGCCTTTGGTTGTGTCGTCAAGAGTAAACGCGTTGACGTTAAATCCTGTAGCGATCTGCAGGTCATAGTTACCTGAATCAACAACAGCGACGCCTGGCATTAGGCAATGTTCAGAGCCAACGGCCCTGCACTCCGTGAATAGGCGCGCAATGCGTTGACCACGGCTTGACCGATCTCGGCGCTAGTCGAGAGTCCGCCTGTGACGTTGACGGTCACTCCCCCGCCAGTATTCATGCGGTCTAACGGGATTACAGCTTCTGGGCCTGCTTCACCTATCAGCGCAAGAGTTGGGCCTGTCACAATGCCACCTTCGGCCAGTCGAGGAATGCTCATGCGACCAGGTGCAGGTGTGTTTGATGTTTTGCCAAGTTGTGGAACCGGCACAGTTGGCGCTTTTGGCAGATCAGGCAACAATGGGATTGAGTTATATGCGCTAATGATTGCGTTAACTGCGCCGATTGCAGCGTTGACCATGCCGGCAAAGAACCCAATGACGGTGTTGACAATTAGGTTGATGCCGTCACGGAACCACTCAAACTTGTTGTACGCCGTTACGAGACCAACAATTAGCAATGCGATGCCTGCCGCAATAAGGCTAAACGGGTTTAGTGCCATAGCAATATTTGTGGCCACGATCGCAGCGGCAATTATTCCGATAGCAGCTGCAATTGCCAAAAACGCTTTGGGGTTGTCTTGAGCCCATGCAGCGAACTTGTTAAGCACAGGCAAAACGGCTTCAAGGACAGGTAACAACGCAGCACCGATTGACTCTTTGGTTTCGCCAAGCGAGTTGGTCAAAATCTTCATTTTGCCTGCAGCGGTTTCGGCACTCTTGGCAGTAGCACCGCCAAAGGTTCCGCCAAGCACGTCCATGATTTCGTTTAGGCTTGCGCCTTCTTTAATCATCGTTGCCATTTCTGGGCTCAATGATCGAAGCGCCTTAAAGTTGCCTTGGTATGCCTTAGCGAGCGCGTCTGCAACCGTGCTGGAATCGGTTTGCAGCGCTGTACTGATGTCCATTACAAGGTTCATGTCCTTCATGGCGAGATCAACATCTTTTGTACCGCGCACCAAAGCTTCAAGGCTCTTGCGATATTCGGTGTCGGCAATACCAGACGCTCGACTCATCGCGCTAATCTGATCTTCAATTTGGGCAGTTTGGGCTTTGCCTGCGCCAGTCACATTTTGCAAAGTAAGCGCTAACGCCGCCTGCTCCTGCTGATCTTCCATTGCGGCCTTAGTTGCGTCACCAAGTGCCAACGCCAAACCGCCAAGCGCCGCAGCTGCTGGCACCGCAGCCTTCTTGATTGCAAACTGGGCTTTCTCCGATATTGTTTCCAGTTGCTTGAACTGGGAAATAGCCTTCTTAATCCCTTTGCCGTCAAACTCTGAAATGATCGGGATATTGATTGCCATTACGCGGTCTCTCTGTTCGCTTCATCCATGACGCGCTTAACCAGTTGCTCCATCTCGGACATGACATCACTTTGGCGTTGCTCGTACGCTTTCCACATTACTCGCGAACGACTGCCATAGCGTGCAGTTAGCGCCCGCCCTAATGAGCCAGACATGGACGTGTCAAACATTGTGCCAGTAGCGCCTTTCCATTGAATGGCAAACGTGCCGACATTGGTTTTGTTTCCGCTGTATTCCTTGATCGCTCGAGTATTGATCTTTGCAGCGATCTTCTGCTTCATGCCAGGTATCCACGGCAAGATCTGGAACCCTGATCGGGTTTGCCAATTGCGCGCCATACCAGACAACGGAACGCCAGTAGGCACAAGTTTGTTCGCATCGTCAATAACAGGCTGGACGATCTTCTTGTATTCCTTGGTGATTTCTCGGCGTAAAGATTTGTCAATCTTGTTAAGGGTCTTCAAGGCATCCTTAAGCCCTACGACCTCAATCTTTGCCGATACTTCCGCCACGTTATTTCCTTTTTTTGTTTGCCTCGTTAAGCACTTTAATGACCGTTGCCAT